CGACAACTGGAAGGACGCAGTCAAGGCCGCACGGATGGTCTCGGTGAAGGCCGATGCTACGACCGTCGGGGCCGACATAGCTGCATGGGACGGCACCGAGCCAGTAGTAGTGGAGGACTCTAGTGACTAATCAGAACGGAACAACCGAACAACAGGTGCAGATTACCAACGAGATGCTGGGCGAGTTGTTTCGGCGTCTGCCAGCCGCTGGCGAGGTAATGCGTATGATTATGCTGGAGTCGGAGAACAACGCCTTAAAGGCTCGCCTAGAAGCCTTAGAATCGAAACCTGAAGCCGAGGCCATATCTATATCTGATGAATAGTTACGTCTCGGTTGACTTGCTCAAGTCTTCGTCAGTTCTGAACGTCACTGGAAGCGGCGACGACACCCGACTGCGGCTACTCGCAGAGAGCCAGAGCCGCCTCATTGACAAGCTCACCAATCGCCACTTCTACGCTCTCACGGCCACCCGCACGTTCGACGTTGCGGACACTGCCGAGGTGTTGCTGCCAGACCTTGCAGCCATCACCAGCCTGAAGACGGACGACAACATTGACAGGACGTTCGAGACCACATGGGCGACCACCGACTATAGGCTGCGACCCAGTAATGCAGACCCGGCGTCTAGGTTCAACGGGAACTCGCGCCCTTATACCTCGGTTATTGTGGATTCTAATGGGACTAGGTCGTTCACTGTGGGTGATGAGACCGTGCAAATAGTTGGGGAATGGGGCTGGTGGCTTCACAAGGTCACGGCCACCGAAACAGCGGACGCAATCGGCTCGACAACGGCCAAGACCTTCAGCGTGTCGGCCAGAACCGACATCGAAGCTGGGCATACTATCCTCGTGGACTCCGAGCAGATGTATATTCAGAGTTACAGCGGCAACACCCTCACCGTTTTAAGGGGTGCTAACGGCACAACTGCGGCAACCCATAGCGGGGACGCTGCCATCAGCCTCTACGAGTACCCTGGCCCCGTTGTAGAGGCCACCATCGTGCAAGCTGCCCGCATGTGGAAGCGGAAGGACTCGTCCTTCGCCAATGCGGTTGGCCTAGAGGGTGGTCTGATGGAGATATTCCGAGGCGTTGACCAGGACGTCAAACAGGCTGTGCGGCCCTATCGCAAGATAGCGATGGGGGTCATCTAATGGCCTCGGAGATAGCCAACGCCAAGGACGGGCTGGGAACGCTGATAGGCAATATATCAGCCATTCGACAGGTATTTGATTACCCGCCAGAGGACGTTCATGAGATGCCAGCGATGGTCTTGCTGTTTGAGAGTCGGGACACCGAACAGACAATTGGCGGTTCCACGTTCCAGGGAATCATACGCGGCACGTTGCTCGTCTCGTCGGCCTCGACCAAACAGGCTTTCGACGAATTGGACGCCTACATGGAGCCATTGGGTACGAATAGCATAGAGGCGGCGGTGGACTCTGACAACACCTGGGGCAGTACGGTTGACACGGGACGCCTCATCTCCGTCGAGAACATAGGCTACCGCGAGGTGGGCGGTGGGCGGTATGCGGCGGCAGATTTTGTTTTCGAGTTTTTGAAACAGGTGGCGACATGACCCTATATGACAGCAAAGACACAATTCTCTACATGGCCCAGTACGACATAACGACGTACACCACAGAGGCCGGACTAACTGGTTCCCGCAATCTCCATGAGGCGACGACGTTCGGTTCTGCCGGGGCCAAGTTCCATCCTGGGACGGACACGCCGACGCTGTCCTGGTCTGGGCTATACGATGACGGCACAAGCGGCTCTGAGGTCATCGTCAACGCTCTGAAAGGGGCTTCTTCCGAGTCGGTTATCTCGTACTACCCCGGCACTGACGCCATCGGCAAACTGAGCATGGCGAGTGGTGGGGCATGGATAGGCGAAGACCCGGCGGTGGATGCCTCTGTTGGCTCACTCGTAGTGATGAGCGCAAGCATCAACATGGGCCTTGTGGCTCGCTCCAAGTCCGCTGGGATAAAAAGTACGATTACATCCTCGACCTCCGGCACGTCGATAGACGATGCAGACTCGTCATCCAGTGGCGGGTCGTGGGTTTATCACATCTTCGCGTTGAGCGCAGTAGGCGGGTCTGCCCGATGGCACCTGAACCTCCAGCATTCATCCAATAACTCCAGTTGGTCGGATGTCTCCTCGGCAACTGTTACAGCATCCGACGGTGTTGGAGCCGCCAAGACCGCATTTACCGGGACTCTCAACCGATACGTCCGACAACGGGTGGTTCTCGACGCTTCGTCCGGTTCAATCACGTTCGCAATCTCTTACTTTCGTGCATAGGAGTAGATAACGATGGCACTATTTGATAGCAAAGTAGCGAAGTTTCTGGTGACCGACAGTGGCGGGACAGCCGATAAGTGGTCACTTCGACGATACCGCCACGACAGGCCCAGAGGCCGTCCTTGGCCCTCTCAGGACGCACACGGCGGCGGTGGCCTTTTCATATGGGCCAAAGGGCAATACGTCCGGCTTCCTTAAATATTCCGGCACGTTCTGGGTGACTGAATTGGCTGTGGACGCAAGCGTCGGCTCGCTCGTTGCATGGTCGTCGAGTCTGCAAGTCGAGGGAACGGTCACCAGAGGGACATTCTAATGCCCACTATCAGCGAGGCCCAGGCTAGCCGTAACGGACACTCTATCAAGCGCATCGAATTGCCTATCACTGGCGGTTGGTGGGAGTTGGACACGAGACCAGCATGGGGCAAGTTGATGGGAATTCGTAAGATGATGGCTGAATCTGGAAAGACCGACGAGGACAACATCAATATTGTCCTTCAGGAACTCACGGTTGAATGGTCTTTCGATGACAAGGTGACAGCCGATGCCATCGAGCAAATGGATATAGAGGACATCGGTAAGGTTATGGAGGTTGTGAATTCTGCCATCCTCCCTTTATTCGAGAAGATGGTACGAAGCTAGAGGCCGAGAAGCTATTCGTCGGCCTCAGACAGGGGCGGGTGCCGCCGAGTTATATAGTCGTTCACACAATGCACGAAACCGGGCTGAGTTGGCAGGAGTTGGAAACGACGCCTGCCGATGTCGTTCATAAGTTGATGCTCTATAAACAGGTGCGGACAGCCATCGAAACCAAATCACAGTTGCAGTTCCCCGATGCCAGCTAATAAAGAATTCCAATACAAGGTCATTCTGCACGGGTTCGACAAACTGACGCGGACGTTTCGCTCTGCGCCTCACTGGCTCGGCGAAGAGGTGACCAAGGGGATGAGACAGTCGGGCCTCGCCGTACAGCGAGAGTCTGCGATACTTGCCCCGGTGGATACTGGACGGCTACGGGCGTCGATAGAGACTCAGATTGATAAGAAGGTCATCCCCGAATGGGTGAAGGTTGGGCCAACGGTTAAATATGGGGCTGTTGTAGAGTTCGGGCGCAGGGCGGGGGCCAGGATGCCGCCACCTTCTGCCCTAATACCGTGGATACGGCGGCACGGCGGGTCTGGAGATATCGAGGCGGCGGCGTTCCTGTTGGCGAGAGCCATTGCGAAGCGGGGCATCAAGCCCAGGCCATATATGCAAGACGGATACAAAGGCGCACAGCGGGCCATAAGCCGCATATGGGATAGAGTCGGAAGGTCAATAGAGATGAGATGGGGTCGGGAAAATGGCTGAAGAAGCACGACTGAATATCATTCTGCGCTTGAAGGACGAAGCCTCCAAACGCATGAAGAACATAGACAGCACCTTCAAGCAGTCAGCCGCGAATATTGGCAAGTCGGCGGCTGGTGGGAGTGCGGTTGCTGGGGCCGCTTTCCTCGCCACGGGCAAGGTAATGCAGGGCTTCGGGGATGATGTAAAACTTGCCGAGAACGCCATCCGCATGGGGACGGGCGCGATGGATGAAGACCTCGCTGCGCTCATGGGTTCCACTGCGAACGTAAGCGGTCAAGTGCCACAGGATTTCCTGACTGTCGCCAACGCTGTCGCCGACGTCAACACCGAGTTTGGTTTGATGGGCAAGCCTCTGGAAGATACGACCAAGATGTTCCTAGATGTGGCACGGGTTAGCGGTCAAGAGGTGGGGCCGATGATAAAAGGCGTCAACGACGTCATGACCATATTCGGCGAAGACCAGGAAGACACTAACCGCATCTTGGGAGACTTTGTTAAAGTCGCCCAGGATACCGGGCAACCATTGGCGAAGGTCATATCCGACATGCAGACTTATGGCCCTGTCTTGAAGACCGCTGGCATGAGGACTGACGAGGCGGCGGCGTTCCTTGGGACGTTGAACTCAATGGGTATCGACACTGGGCGCATCATGCCAGCTATTAACAAGCGTATACGGGACTTGGCAGAAGGCGGCGTTACGGATTTACATGCGGCGCTGATGACTGACATCGAAGCTCTGTCTAATATGGAAGAGGGCGTCTATCAAACTAATAAAGCCACTGAAATATTCGGCTCTGAGGGTGCTGTCCGTATGTTGGCGGCGATAAATGCCGGACTTATCCCCGCGTCTGTGGAACTCACCGAGAAGTTGCGGGAGAATGAGGACGAGATAACCAACCTAACGAAGGGTACGTTGACGACCTCGGAGCAAATGGACGTTTTGAAGAATAAGTTCAAGACCATCCTCGCCCCATACGCTGAGTACATCGCGCTTATAGGCGCGATACTGATACCGATAGGGGCGGTGGCGATTGCAGTCGGCGGGTTGGCCTTGGCACTCACACTGCTAAGCATTCCATTATTGCCCGTCATTTTGGCCATAGTGGCGGTGGTGGCGGCGGTGACACTCGCCGTGATTATCTTTAAGAACTGGGACAAGATAGTCGGCTTCCTGGGCGATACATGGGCCAAGGTCTGGGGCAAGATGGAAGCCCCGGTAATGGCCGTCTGGGGGGTTATCAAGATGGTCATCAACGGCTATATTGACATTATCAACGTAATGATACGAGGCGTCAACAAGATTAAGATTCCTAAGTGGATTCCGAAAATCGGTGGCAAGGGCGTCAATATCCCAGAAATCCCAAACCTTGCGGCGGGCGGCATCGTCACCTCTCCCACCATCGCCCGCATTGGCGAAGCTGGGCCGGAAGCCATCATCCCGCTCCGTGGGAACCGTGGGGGGATGGCTCCGAGCATCACTATCAACTTCCCAGTAGGTTCGACGGTGATTATGGACAACGAGGCATCTGCCAGGGCCTTGGCTGACCAGATAACCCAGCAAATCCGAAGCGTTCTACGAGCGCAAGGCTCGTTCTGATATGGCGAAATTCACCGCCGAGATATTGGTTGACTGGAACAACGACGGCGACTATTCGGACGCCAACGAGGATGTAACGTCTTATGTTAAATCCGTCCAATATGCCCATCAGCAGAATCTCGATAGAGAACAGATGTCGGCTGGGGTCTTAACCGTCGTTCTCAATAATGATGATCACCGCTTCAGCAAGCCGAAAGGCACCATCACGGGACTGTTGCCAGGGCGAACGCTCTGGGCGCGACTCTGGTATCCATTCGATACATTCGTCGGAACGGACGGAACGAACCTGTCGGCCCATTCGCCGACGGAGGATGCCAACTGGACATGGGTAGCGGGCCTTAATAATTTTCAACTGAACGGCTCCGGCGCGGCTCGCACCTCCACCACCTCTGCCGCGCACATCAACTATTTCGAGTTCTCCGACACCGACGTTGAGATAGCGGCGCAGTACCGCCGAGGCACTGATTCCAGTGACCACGGCGGGTTCGTGTTCCGGTATGTCGATAGCAACAACTATGGATACCTTAGAGTCACAGGCTCTGCCATAGAGTTCCGTAAGGTCATAGGCGGCTCTGACAGCCAGATTGCGACCAAGGCTTACACCTGGGGCGATGACACCACCAAACTCCTCCAGCTACGGCTTCACGGAGCGATAGCGGTGGTGCTAGTGGACGGTGTCCAGATTGAGTTCGGCAGTGGAGTTCGTAATTTCCACAAGGGCGAACAGAGCGTCGCTGACTCTGGCATCAATGCTGGAACGAAGCACGGCCTCTGGTGCGATGGAGCGGCAGACCATACATGGCTCCAGTTCGGGGGGTTCAAGTCCCTTCTGCACGGGTTCATCGAGTCGATAGTTCCGAGGCCGTCCAAGGGGTCTCAGTATTGCTTTATCAAAGCCCATGATGATATCAGCGAACAACAACGGACAGAGATTCATTACGGCAACCAACCGAGAACCGCCTCTCGGATTGAAGAGAGCGTCCAGTACATGCTGAACTCGGTGGGCTGGCGTGAACGCTATCAGATGGACGAGTGCGGCATAGGCGCGAAGGACTTATATGAGGGGTTCAAGACTGTAGATATGTTCGCCCAGGACGCCATACTGCAAGCCCAGATTGAGGAAGACGGCCTGTTCTACATTGACGGCGATGGCTACAATCGCCTGGAGGATAGAGGCCACCGGGGAGCCGCGCCCCATACCACCAGCTTGGCTACCTATCGAGATACAAAGAATGGGAGCGACCCATACTTCACAGATATGGCCTGGGAGGATGGGGATAGCGGCATTGAGAACCGCAACATCTTCGCTGTCCGGCGCGGAGAGGAGCAGAGCAGCGGCTCAAGCGTGACGGTATGGACTGCCGAGATTGATGCGAGCTTAAACCCCTGGCCTTTCGATGCGGCAGAAACGAAAAATATCGAATGGGAGGTCAGCTCTGGCTATGACTATGCTGGAGCCAGGAGCAACCCAGTCGCAACCACACCTTCCGTTGACGGCGACTATACTGCCAACACTCTCGCCGATGGTTCAGGCACCGACCTTACAAGCCAGTTAACTGTGACTCTTATTACGGACAGAGCATTCGGCAAGTTCGGGGTGACCAGGGTGCTATTCGGGGGAACAGCCGGATACTTAACGAAACTTATACAAAGGGCGGTTGCATTCAAATTCACTGACTGGACTTCGCTAGTGACAGAAGACGCCACTAGCATCACTACCTATCGGGACAGATTCAAAAAGTTTGAATGCTTGTTTCTTGATAATTTCGAGAATGCCGAAGCTGTTGGGGTGAGCCGTTTGGCGCGAAGGAAAGACCCGAAAACTCGCCTGACGCTGACCCTTGTGGGCGGCGATGTTCCGACAGCCCGGCATATGATGCAGAGGCGCGTGTCCGATCTAGTGACGTGTGTGTATAGCGACATGGGGATCAACGACACGTTTCACGTCGAAGGCGAGAGTTGGACGATAGACCAGGCGGGATTTATGACGAGGCAGATTTTACAGTTGAGGGAAGCATGACTGGCCCCGTAATCATTACCGCAAAGATACCCTGTGTCCACTTCTGGGAGGTATTGCCGCCGACCAAGTCTGAGTCTGCTGCGGTATGCCGGTTCTGTGGTGAGAGCAGGGTGTTCTCGAATAGGGACACGCCGCCAGGGGATTTGCCGTGGAGGCGGTTTAAGGTGGCCGAGGCAAACCTTGATCGTGAGTGGTAGAATCTGAACGACCTGAGCGGGTCTACGGGGATCAGTAGTTCAAGTCAGAACGCTAGCGGCCTCCGGGCTGTAGGAGATGGAGGTTCGAGTCCTCCGTGATCCCCTGAGACATTCGTGGCAGATTCTGGAGCGATGATGGCTGACGACAGGGAATTCTTATGCCGCGTCTGCGGTCGTGAACGGCACGATGGAGTCGCGTGCAAGCCAGAGGGGTATCTTAAACTGCTGCCTCCAAAACGGGCCAAATTCAGGAGCAGCAAGCGCCTGTTGTGGGAAGAGACGCATCGTGCCTGAGCTAGGTAGAGGATGATAGACGAGCAGTTCATGCTGAAGACCGCCGAGGCGCTGGGTCGGATCGAGGAACGGGGCGAGGATACTCTGAGACACGTAATTGCGCTGAACGTCACGGTGTCCGATCAGGGCCAGAGGATCACGGTGCTGGAGAGTTCGTGGCGCACGGGCAAGGTACTAGGCGGGGGGCTAATAGCCTCGGTTGCAGCGGGGGCGGCGATGGTAGCAGCATGGTTCCGCATCAGTGGCGACTGATCCTCAACAGGAGCTGGAGGAGGCACGGCAGCGAATTGCCGAGCTGGAGATACGAACCAAAACCACCCTTACAGGCTCGCAATTTCTCACCATTGTATTGATCGGGCCGTTATTTCTGGCTTTCGTAACATTGGGAGTGCTGATCGTTTGGAAGACCACCTCCAAGCCCGCAGAAATTGCGCCGCATCTCGATATCATACTCGTG